ATGCAATGATTCAAGAGAAGAAGGATGAAATGCTTAAAGCCGCAGGAAGTGGTGTTACACCAGATGAGATTAAGGAACTAAATCGTGAGCTAACAAAGATGAAGCGTCAGAATGAAAAAGACACAAAGCAGATTGCAGAGCTTACAGAAAGCCTTAATGCAGAACAGACAATGCGGATAAATAACGTTAAGAAAACAGCTATTAGAAAAGAACTTGAAAAGAATCATGTAATTAAGCCAGATATGTTTGTAGACATGTTCAGCAACAGAGCTACAGTAGATAAGGATGGAAAGACAGTAATGATTACAGGTGATGATGGCTCAGAACTTTCTATCGCAGACTATGTTGCTGATTTTGCAAACGATGAATCAAATAGTGCATTTATTCAAAAGAATGTACATGGTGGTTTTGGTTCTAACGGCTCTAATACTAATGGTGGTTCAGATGGTACAAGAGCTAGTGAATTTATGAGTAGGCTTGTTGGTCATTCTGATTCAGAAAATGGTGGAAATGGCGGCAAGAGCCTAGCAGAAGCGTTCGGATAACTTTATATATATAAACAAAGGAGGACATAACAAACATGTCAATAAATGTTGAATCAAATCCAGTAACAGGATTAGTAGAAAAAGAACTACTTTTAATTAGTGAAGGTTATGTAGCTCGTCCAGTAACAGTTTCAAAGGATACTGTTGCAGGATTACAGCCTATAGATGGACATTATATTATTCCACAGGGTACTTACCTTTACGGAAAGAATGGTTCACTTCTAGTGAATCCACAGCAAGAAGCAGTAGAGATTAAGGAAACAGTTACAAAGTCAACACTAACAGTTAATTCTAGTGTTATTGTAACAGCAAAAGATGAAGGAGATTTGAGTGCATATACAGTAGCACTAACAAAGGGAACAAGTCGCACAGCATCCGTTTCTTTTGATGTTGCATCTAAGGCACTTGTTGTTACACTTGCAGTTGATAAGACAGGAGCTATTACAACAACATACAAGGAAGTTGTAGACCTTATTAATAATGATATTGTTGCAAACACATTTGTTGTTGCAGAACTAGCAAGCGGTGTTGGTGATGATGCAGTAGCGGCAGAAGCAGCGGCAAAACCTCTTTCAGCAGGTGGTGTGGCAACAGTTGCAGGTGACATTGATGGTATTCTTTATCATAGTGTAGATGTCACAGATGGTGAAGCTACAGGCTCACTAATTATACATGGGTATATTGATGTTGATAACATGCCTAGTGTTCCAAGTGCGGCAGTTAAGGCTAAGTTACCACACATTGTATTTGGTCGTAAAGACTAATATAAAAAGGAGGAAAACTAATAGTGAATATATTTGATATTGTTACACCAGTTAATATTGTTACATATTGGGATGAAACAAAGGCAGACCAGTCAACTTATCTCTCAGATTTTCTATTTCCAAAGCAACAGGTAATGGGACTTGAGATAAATAAGATTAGTGGTTTCGCAGGACTTCCTGTCACACTAAAGCCAAGTGCATTTGATACTCAGGCTACATTCCGTGACAGACAGACAGTCGAACTCCAGAAATCAAAGATGCCATTCTTCCGTGAGAGAATGAAGATTGACGAGGAAACACGCCAAAAGATTATGGCAATTTCTAATGATAAACTACTTGATGGCATTGTTAGAAATATCTTTGATGACACAAACAATCTTATACGCGGTGCAAGAGCACAGCGCGAACGCATGGCGATGGAACTTATTTCTACAGGTAAGATTAATGTTGTAGGAAATGGCGTATCACTTTCTTATGACTACAAGCTAAATCGTAAGCAAAAGGCAAAGGCTTCTGTTAATTGGGAAGATACAGAAAACAGCAAGCCACTAGAAGATTTAATGAATTGGGTAGACCAGTTTAGAACAGACTTCCGTGTTGCACTTGGTTATGCAGTAATGACAACAAAGACATTCAACATGATTAAGACTTCTAATGAAGTTAAGCAGGCACTTTATCCTAACGCTGTTAATGCACCTCTAGTTACATCAGCAGAGGTTAAGGATGCAATTCAGAAGTTTACAGGACTTACAGTTCTTATAAACGATAACTCTTACCGTGATGCAGTAGGCGGAACTCCAAATACATTCTTCCCAGATGATGTTGTTTCTCTACTTCCAGTAGGTAATGGTGTTATCGGTACAATGTATATGGGAACTACACCAGAAGAAGCAGACCTTCTCAATAAGCAGAACAATAATGTTATGATTGTTGATTCTGGTGTTTCCATTTACACACGCACAATAGAGCATCCAGTAAACGTTGAGACAATCGTTTCTCAGATTTGCCTACCTTCCTTTGGTACAGATGTTGAGAGCGGTGCAGGCTCTATCCTTATTGCTTCTGTAAACTAATTAAAACTGTAAAGTGGTGGTAAATTTATGGAAAAAACAGTTGGTAGTGTTATTTCTATAAGATATAGAAATAAACTTACTAAAAAACTAGAAGAAGGCATAATAAAAAGCGTAAACATAGAAGCATTTATAAGAAAGAGCTTAAAAGAATCTTGTGAAAGAATACGGGATTATGCTAGAAGCCACCATAGGTTTAAAACCAGAACAGGCAGACTAGAGAGAGCAATAAAATATAGAATAGCAAGAAATGCTATGAGTGGAACTATTTATGTGGATGAATCTACAGCAGTCAATATAGAGCATGGGCATAAATATTATTATGCTGATTATGTAGATAAAGGAACTAGTCCACATATAATATATGGAAGATATTCACCTAAAAAGGTATTGCATTTCTATTGGGAACGAGCAGGTAAAGATGTATATACACATATGGTTCATCATCCAGGCAACAAACCTTATAATGTTGAGGACTCAATAAGAAACGCATATAAGTCACGACCAATAGGTGAGATATTTAGAAAGAATCTTGAGAGGTTGCTAAACGGTGATTAATAGAGAATATTTTAATAGAAGAAACTTAGACGATGCTTTATTAAAGACTTATGTAACCGAAGAAATAATTGAGGAGTCGTCTAAGTATATAGAATCATTAGCACTTACATTTAATATATTGCCAAGTGAAATAGCAAATCCAACACCATATCCTATAAGTAGATTAGCACAGACATTTGCTTATATGACAGCGGCACAGAGAAAAGCAACATTCAGCGTTGGTAAAGATGCAAATAATGACAGCTTTTCACTAAAATATAAATTGTATAAGTCCTTACTAGACGAACTAGAAGGAAAGATAACAGCAGATAGTTTTAAGGATGGCAATAGTGCTAAAAGAAGAAAATTTCCAAGCACATTCGCATTGTATAGAAATTAAAGGAGCGAAGCATACTAAATGTTACATGAAGTTAATTGGTATACAATAGCAGTAATGCTAAGAGATTTTCTTAGAAGATTCAAGAAAAAGGACGGTACAGTATTATTTAACTCTATAGTAGATAGAGAAGATTTAATAATACGAATCGGCGCAGGTAATACAGGTGAATATCCTGCAATATGGATTCTATTTGGTTCAGAAGAATCATTAGACAGACAGGATAAAGTAAATGGTGCTACAGTTCAGTTGTGGATAGACATGTATGTAAAAGGCGAAGCAGAAGATAGCGGAGAAGATTACGATGATACATGCTATAGACAAATATATCAAATAGAACAAGAAATAACATATGTATTACCAATGTTTCAAAGATACATGGCAGAGAATGGGATTTATATGAAATTAAATCCATTAGCTGTATTGAGTGATGGAGATACAAATGCACCTGTATCTGTATCAGCAAGATATGTATTAGATATAGAATGGCACAAAAATCGTCTATAAATTAAATAAATGTTTGCATAGAAATATGCTAAATGGTGGTTAGAGTTTTGGAATTTGCCTTTTTCACTAGAATGTGTTATAATATATGCTAGTGAAGGAGGACAAGAACATATGGGAAGAAAGCTAGACCTTACAGGAAAGCGGTTTGGGAGACTTACCGTATTAAGACAAAACGGTAAGAGGAACAATAGAATAGCATGGCTATGTAAATGCGACTGTGGAAATTACACAACAGTACAAGGCACACTATTAAATAAAGGCAAAATAATTTCTTGCGGATGCTTTAGAAAAGAACAAGCAAAAAAGGCTCAAAGAAAAGACTTTGATAAAGACCTATTAGGGAAAAAGATAGGTAAACTTACTGTTATAGAATATTTAGGTAATGACTTATGGAAATGCAAGTGTGAATGTGGAAACTACACAACAAAGAAAAGAAGTTACTTATTATCACATAAGAATGATAAAGAATACTCTTGTGGATGTAGTAGAAAAAAGATTGACACCTCATTTATTGGTAGAAGGTTTGGTAGGTTTACAGTAGTTTCCTATGTTGGTGATTCAAAATGGTTATGTAAATGTGATTGNNTGTAGATGTGATTGTGGAAATGTAACAGCAGTAGAAAAATCAAAACTTCTTTCTGGCAAATCAAAATCTTGTGGTTGTCAAAGAGATGAAGAAAGAACTATTGACATTACAGGTAAAAAATTCAATCATCTTACAGCAATTTGTTTTGACCATGTAGGTGAGGATAAAAGGCATTATTGGAAGTTCAGATGTGATTGTGGGAATGAAATAATTGCAAAGAAAATATATGTAATGC